GTAGCCCTAACAACCTTGTAGAAAAAATTGCATTTGTTTTTGCGTGTGCGATTCGAAGTTCAGTTTGATGTGATCGGTTTGTTTTGTCGGCGTGAGTTGCACGAGCGATGGGCAGCAGCGAGAGGCGAGTTCGGGTCTGCTGGTATCAGGTGATCGGCAGTGAATGGGTCGTTAGGTTTTTTGCCTTCGCCACATATCCAGCAGGCAACTGCGCTGGCTCTGATCTGTTTGGCTCGCTTCTTGTAGTCGCCTTTGTAGTGCGGTCTGTTTGGTTTGGGGTGTTGTTGATGCCATAGGGTTTGGCATCTTGTGCAGCGTGTGGCGTTGATTGTGAGTGTGCGACAGTTCAAGCAAGGTCGTTTAATCATCATTGAGTAGGAAGTTGTGTGGTTCGCCTGTGGATTCAAGTATGGGCTGGTTGTTTGTGTGTTTTTGATATCTGGCGCAGATTAAATCTGTATATCGTGGTGATATTTCCATTCCGTATGCGATTCTTTTTTCTTGTTCGGCTGCGATGATTGTTGAACCTGAACCGCAAAATGGGTCATAGATTAAATCGTTTTCGTCTGTATAGGCTCGAATGAACCACGATGGTAGCCCAACAGGAAATGCTGCCGTGTGTCCTAATGCTTCGTGTGAACCTGTAAATGTTGGTAATCGATTATTTGGATATGCCCAACCATCTTGTATTGACTCTATAACTGGTTGTTTTGAACCTTGTTTGTTTGCGTTTCTATTTCTTATTCTGTTTTGTGAAATGACACCTTTACTAGTTCCTTGATTGTTTGCCCAACTTGTGTTACCACTTCCTTTGCCGAGTGATAATGGAACATCGTTTGATGGTGTGCGAACATTTTTGGGTCGCATTTTGAACTCACTTAATGCAAATTGGTAAATGGGTTCGAATCCATTTCTAAATCTCTTTACTACATTTTTTGGAACACCGTTCCGTTCCCAACAGTATTCGGTAACAAAATGCCAGCCCCAATTTCGTGCGTGTGCCAAAACTAGATCAAATACATAAAGTTCTGTGTCTAAACCATTTGCTGATGGTTTTATGTTTACGAACCACGAACCATCAGTTGTTAAATGTTTTTGAACATTTGATGTGACATTTGCGAACCATTCAACATATTCGTTTGGTGGGATTGGTTTGAATGCTGATTTTTCATCATATTTGCGTTGTTCTGCATATGGTGGTGAAGTAAACGCCATATTTATTTTTTGTTTGTTCATCAGTTTTTTTACATCGTGATCGTTTCTGCAATCGCCACACATCATTCGATGATTGCCTAGAATCCATATGTCTTGTGGTTTTGTGATGGCAGGCGTTTTTTCTAGAAGTGGTAATGATATTTCTTGATTATCTGTTGGTAGTTCAAAATGGGTTTGGTCAGCGATCAGCGCATCAAGGTCATCGCCATCGAATAGTGAACCTTCAAGCCCTTCATCGGTTGCAGCCAAATCTTTCAACAAACTGATCAAATCGTCATCGTTGTATGTGGCGAGATCGTTTGCTTTGTTATCTGCAAGCAATATGCGTAGGGCTTCGTCATCGTCTTTGGTTTCTATGAAGCCTGCGCTGATCTGTTGCCAGCCGAGAGTTTTCGCTGCTTTCCAAGTGTGGTTGCCTGCAAGTATACGGTTGGTGCGTTTATCTACCACGATAGGTCTATATTGTCCGTGTGCTTTCAACGATTCAGAGATTGCGCCGATGTCGCCTTGTCGCACATTCTTAGGGTGCGCCTCGATTGAATTGATATCTACAGTTGTATATTCAATTTTTCGTTGTTCCATCTCAATCCTCGTCTATCTGATAGTTGGCGTAACTCATTGTGATTAACTTGCCTTCTGATGTTACACCAATCCAAGTCGGTGCATCGCTATCGCAAAGACAGCCAACTGTTCTTTTGGGGTCTGGCTCAAAAGCGTGACCGCAGTTGAGGCATTTGATTCGCATTTGATTACAGTTCTGCGCCTTGCGACATAGCGATTCGCATACGATCAACCATCTGCTTATACATCGCTAACTCTCGAACCGCTTTATCGTGCGTTTCGCTCAAAGTGTGTAACTGAACCTTCAACAGGTCTCGTTCCTCTCGCATATGGTCAAGAGCAACCTGCATATCGTCTGTTCGTGCCTGCCAATGCTGAAGTTCAGCGTTCAAACTATCGCTCATTTTTTTTGCCTCCGTTTCTTAATCTCTGCTTCTAACGCTTCGACAGTTGCGATCAACTGCTCTGCTTCCATCTGACCAACGCTTAACCTTCGCAGAAATGCTACCGCATTCTGTAAATCTTTCAATGTCATAACATTTCGCTTTCTCGATAAACATTCCCTGTGTCACCATTTCAGGTGAGGCTACACGCTCAAGAGGGGAAAGAAAGCGTAGCGCAGATTGCCACAGGGAACGACTTTGAGCCTATCGGCTGCGATATGTTTTGCGCCTCTTGTAACTTGCCTGATATTGAAGCAGGCTCGCTGATCTGATTGCTACGCTGAGCAGTAGCCCGATAATGATTCCGTAGCCGACCCAGCCAGCAGGTGTAGATTCGGTTTCGGCTGGTAGCAAAGCCATCACAAGTAGACAGGCGATCAATCCAAGTGAAATACTTAGTTTGAATTGTGGTGTCATTTGATCATCTCTTTCAGTTCGATGTTTTGATTGTTCACATTTTTCAAATGTTCTTTGAACATTTTGATTGCTTCTCGTTTTGTGTAATAAAGATATTTCATTGTCACTAAACAATCCTGATTATCGAAGTCGCTAATGACCCAATAACCATATTGATTCTTTTGAACCGAACACGGAACACCTTTCATTTCGTTCCTTCCTCGTTCATTGATATTCGTTCAACTCGTGCGAGATAAACCCGTTGTTCATCAAGGGTCATCATCGCCTGTAGGAACGCTTCTGCGCCTGTTTTTATGTCCTCGCCTCTTGAAGCTAAGTGCAGCAGATTCATCAGCCAGCCCAACGCACCGATCTCGTCAAAGCCTGCTTCTGCTTCGTCATCTGACCAGTCGGTCATCGCCACAACAAGTCTGATCTCGAATAGGGCGGTGTCGCCTGACGAGACTAGTTCTATGTGATCTAGTGAATGTTTAGTGATTTTCATCTTGTGTATGCCTCCATTTGAAACAAAATATTGTCTTGCTTTTCTTGCTCTACCTGCTCAATAAACAGATCAGGTAGCCCGAAGTTTTTGTTTGCAAACAGGCTCGCTTGATAAGTGACTTCGCTTATTTGGTCGCAATAGACATCTTTTAGAACGCCTTTTGTTTTTGGGTTTTTGCGCCCGAAGTCTCTGCGCACGATATAGAGATCGTTCCAGCCGAGCGTTATCGCCACTGTGTAGCCTTTTCCGCACGGTAAAACAAGTTCGACTATTTCGCCTTCGTTGTCTTTGACCAGTTCGTAGCGACCTCCTGAGATTGCCAAGAATGTTGGTGCGCCGATTTGTTTTAACAGTTCTTTCGGGTCGAAAGTTCGTTGCTGATATTGGTTTGTATTCATTTTGTTTCATCCTCTTGGTTGATGTTTGTTAATCGGCTTTCGCCTTGTGCCCTGTTTGAATCGAATCAACACGCCTGAAGCGCAGGGCGAACTTGATGCTAGAAACCTGCAAGAACCATCTTGAAGTGGCTGCGAAATTGCTTATCGGAAAACTCTGACCAGTCAGGGTGATCGTTTGTAGCGTCCATCGTTTCTAAAAGTTCTTCTGCTTGTTCAACGCTGAATCCAAGAACTTCTTGAATTGTGTTTATTTGATACTTACTCATTTTTAAGTCCTCCTCTTGAACTTTGATTATTTCTTAACTTTTACTTGAACTGTCTTAACAATATAAGTAAGTGCTGTTCCTTCTGCTTTGTCGTTCAATTCGTTTTTGTGTGCCATCGCTGCAACAAAATCGTCAAACGCAAACTTTTTCATAATGACTTTTCGGGTCATCAATGGGTGGATTCTAATTACTTGATGTTGGAATTGCTTTTCCATTTCTAAGTCCTCCTCTTGAACTTTGATTATTGGTTATCCCACTCACTGACTTTTAACACGAACTCTGCTGGCAACTTCTTTCGGCACTCTGCACCAATCGCTGCACCGCCTTGTGAAACACTCGTATCGTTCCACAATTCAGGAAGATCACAACGAAGCAAAGTTCTGTCAGCACCCTCAAAATCACCGTTCAATTTGTGAACTGTATATGAGTGTCTGCCACCGTTGCGAATTTTCAAACCGCATAAGCAGCACTTATCATTTGACATATCTAGATTTTCTAGTCCTGATTGAACTGCTAGAACTTCAAACTCTCTGCCACCATCTACATAGATTTCTTTTGTAAAAACTAGTGGCTTTCTTTCTATCTTCTTCATAAGTCCTCCTCTTGAACTTTCAGGCTATTTACCTGATGACTTAAATATAGCCTGCCTACAGCAAACCACCTAATCATCTAATGCCCTAAAACCCTATATTTATATAGGTTTTATAAGATTTCTAAAAATAGTTTCAAAACCCGACAGATTTTTAGACGATTTCTAGCACCCCAACCAAGCCGACCAACCGCATCTACCTTGCGCCCTGTCGTAAGCGATCAGCGCATTTGCCGCATCAATCGTGGTATTAACATCGAACAAATCGGTTGGCACAAATTCTCGATCTAAAACTGTTTGCAAATATCCACGAGGATAGAAAGTTGTGTGCTGAATCCAAAAAACATTTATTTGAAACAAACCTAGTGAGCCTTTTACGCCTTGAACCGTGTTCGGGTCAAGTTTATTGTGCGCCGAAGCAATACAACGAGACTCACGCCAAACAATCTCATCAGCCTTAACCACATCTCGCTCAAGCCAGCCAGCATCACGCAATTTATTCCACAACTCAGGACACTTAGCCCACTTTGGAACATCACGCTTCACCTCAGGCACAAAGTCGAAAGGGTGCTGAACCATTTGCTTGCCAACTTTTTCTTGTGGTGCTTTTGCAGCGTCAGCAACACCAGCCAACCCGATCAAACTAATAACACATAAACAAATAATCTTTTTCACATTAACTCCGTTCACCTTGTCCTCCTTCTTGGATTTGGTTGTAGGTTTCTGTTTTCTTTTGGTCTGTCCTCGACAGGTCGTGGCAATTGCGCTCATCGTTCGCCTCAATCGGCGTATCTCTCAACCTTAGCATCGTTACTACTGACTTAGAACATATATATATGTTTTCAATTTTCAGCAAACTTTAGAGATTACAAGTGCCCCCTATCGCTCTGCCTCACTGCGATTCCCATAACTTTTATTATTCGCCCCACTCCGTAATTGCTTACAGCGTGATCTACCCTCGTTACCGAGTGTCACCAACTACCGTGCGAATGGTTTAGGTCTGCGTGAAGTTTCTAGTTTTCGATATCTTAAAACTTTTATGCTGCGCCAAACTCCCGACATTTGCAGGGCACAACATAGGTGTATGTGCGATCTAAAACAGTTTTCGTAAAGCCTTCGCACAGCAATTCGTCTTTCGTGCCAACTTTGACTCGCTTCCCTGTATCCCAACCGTTACCATCACAAATCTCGCAAATAACAACCGTCTGCTCTATCGCTGGTTTTCGAAGCAATCTGAACTCGTGATGCACTTCTTTTAAGGTCGGGAACTTGTCGTGATGTTCCATAATCATTGGCACAACTTTTCGTGCGTCATCAACATCTTGAAGCAAAAGAAAATCGTCTGCTGTCCAAGTGTTCTTCACCGTGTTACGCCCAATCTGCGAGGTCGGGAACAGTCCGCAGATTCGATCTATAAACCCTTCTATCTGTGCTGGTGTCATTCTGCCTCCTCTAATAAGTCTCTAAAGATAGCCCACTGAATATCAACTTCAACAAATGCTTCATTTTGCGAGTATTTTGTGTCTTTGTTCGCTATCGGCGCAGCCAAAATGTGTTCACCATCAACCAGCAGGGCTGTTGTGCGCTCGTGGTTCAACATCACAAACCAAGTCTCGACATCTAGAGCAACGAACTTCTTTTTACGAGCCGAGAAATGTATCTGCTCGTAAGGGAAGTATTTGCCTCGCCAGTTATGTTTCACCTCAACCTCGAAAGCGAACTGTCTGCCCCATCGTGTCGCCAAAATATCTATCCCAAACTTGTCGGGATTCACCCACGCTTTGTAGCCTTTGCGTTCCAACCATTCGATGATCTGATATTTCGCCCAGTCGTCTTGCTCGTAATGTTCTTGACTGAAAACTTTGCCCACTATTGTCCTCCTTCGTAGTATTCGTGCATCGCTGGTCTAACCAATTCTTCCCAAGTGCTGAGCCGTATCATCACCAGCCCTTCGCTACCCCAATCGTCAGGCATCAGAATCGCCCGTGTAGGTTTGCGTCTAGAGCCGTAATCAGCCTCGTTAGAGCGCACCTGAGCCTCGATACGAAGCCAAGCCGTTACTGCTGCCCTGATCTGTTTGCCTGCTTTAACCTCGTTAGCAAACAGAACATCTTGCCAGCGTTCCTCGTTGCCATCACCGAACTTATTTGATGGTGCTACGCCAAGCCGTTTTCGTGCCGTGCGCTGCTTCGATAGCCCTTTGGTGCGTGATCGTTTCCCTCTTGCTGTCGGGTCTGAACAGCCTTTGACTCGCCTGTTGCCGTCTCGTGCTGGTCTGCCAAGTGTGCCAAACTTCGGGCAATCTTTCAGGTTGCATTTGTCACGGTTGCCTTGACATTCGCCTTTGCGCTCGTCACTCATCGTCATCGTCTTTCTCGTCACAAAATGGTTTAACAGGTAGCACCCGTTTCGATATACAAGCACAAAGTTCGGCGTTCATATTCCACACATACCTTCACACTCCATATCAAACAAACTAAATATGCCTTGTTCTTGATTGGTTCTTAAATCAACTTCTTCAAGAGGCTTATTTGATGAATGCAGAAATGCCTGACCATTAAATCTTTTGACTAATCGCTCGTTTGTTCTCAAAAAATTATCAAACTCGACAGCATCAGCCCACTCCATCGGCATTGTTTTCAAATGCTTCCATTCATCTTGACTCTTAAACGGACAACCAATACACGCAGAACGAGGCGGCTTCGGATATTTTTTATCAACACACCACTTAATGCAATCCTGTCTAGTGATTTTGCGATCAACCAAAGGATATTCGTGATGAATCCAAGAAAATTGAGGATCACGCATACGCTGCGATTCGTCATAACTAATACCAATAATCGTTGTAATCCGATGTTCTTTACATCTTTGACCTTTTCCAAGACCAGCGATCTCTCGTTGTTTTTTTAGCAAAGGCTGTATTTTATATTCGCTTGTGCATTGTCGGCGCACCATCGCTTTTTTCCCATCTTTATTCAAAATATGCAAAGGCATTGAAGCAAATCTTGTTCCTCCAGTAATAAAATCATTTCTAATGTTTCCTTTTGATACTTTATAGAAAGGCATATCATTTTCTTTCATTAGACTTTCAAGCCAGCCAAGATGTTCATAAACTGCTTTCGGCTCCCAACCTGTGTCTGCAAAGATCACCGCATCAGCCTTTTCAATCTCACCGTGAATCATCATCAGCAGCAAGGCTGTCGATTGAACACCTGCGCCAAGTGAAAGCACTCGAATCGGATATTTGCTCATAGTTTTTCTCGCTGTTCTTTCCTAATGTCTCGTCTCTGTTCAGGTGTTAGCCCTCCAAACATACCCCAACGATCATCAGTGTCCTCTAATCGAAGCACCACAGCCAAACACTCCTCTTTCACCGTGCAACCAGCACAAATATCTCGTGCCATCTGCCAACGATTATCGTGAGGCGAATACTGTGGAAAGAAAATTGAAGTCGGCTTACCTTTACATAAAGCGTCATCAGTCCAATGATGTCGGCTCATAAAGCACCCTTATAAAACTGTGTAATCAAATCATTCACCTCACCGAACTTAAACAATGCTTCACGCAAATCATCAAGCGATTGCCTATCAGTGCCGTCAAAGACCACGACTCTGCGAGCGCAATCAATGACGACACCGATAGCGAACTCGTATGCCATCTGCAATTCCTCAGAAGGGCTGTTCATCAGTTTTCTTTTGACGCATACCCATCAAATGTTTGATCAAATCAGAACCCTCTTTAGTGGTCAAAGTGTTCAGGTTCGTTTTATCGAACAAGTGTTGAATGATCGGTTGAATATCCCCGTCAGCGACTTCTTTAGCAAGCGATGACACCAACCCTTTCTGCTTATCCGAAATCAGACTGCCGATCTTTGCAGTGGATTTCGGGGGTGTAGTAAAGGCTTGCTCTATTTGATCGTCACTTAACGCTTCCTGAGGGCTGTTTTTAGGTTGAACATTCGCAGGGTGAGCCTGTTTGCTCTTTTCAGCCTCAACTTGACTCATCGGATAACTCGTATAAACACTGCTCACATTATTGCGTGGTGCTTCCCAATCCTGTTTCGACCAAAGCGAAAGACAAATACCGAAACGCATCGCAGCGTTCCGCAAAAAGTCTCCGACAAGTTCTTTATCAAGATCAGGTTTATCTGATCGCACCGAACCGACACCGACAAGCGACTTGCCAAGCAAGGTAAGTGTTCCCCACATTGTCGCAACACCGTTTGCTTCGTGTATCGCTGGTCTGCCATCAACCCAAGCGACAGGCTGCCAATTCCACATCGGGTCAATCTCGATCAGTATGCGAGTGATTTCTGCGTGACTCACATAGGCGAGGTTGATTCCGTTGCGTGGTATCGTGCCGACAATTTTCGGGTCGGGTGTTGCGTATTGCTCTAACACTGCTTTAAGCAGTAGTGATTCTGTTTCATTACTCATTTGCTTACCTTCTTTCTGTGTGTTCTCATCACACGGTAGGGATTACCTTGCTTCTCATATTCCTTAACTAACTCAGGGTGATCGGCTCGAAGTCGTGCCGTATCCAAAACAGTTTTACCTGCCTGCTGTTGCCACGACAAAATCTTTTGACCGTTAAACATACCGATCTCGTGACCTAACAAGATTTGCGCTAAGGCATCTTTGATTCGTATCTCAGCCTCACTCGCCTCTTTTGATGTCGCCCGAGCCTTTTCCAAGTCGATAACCAACTGCGCTGCTGTTGCGTCAAGTTCCAACATCGTAGGTGTCACCTTCCATATACGGGCAATATCGTCTGCGCTAAAGTTGTTGATCTCGTCAAGTGGTGGCGTATTGCTATCAACCCACTCACCAAACACCTCTGCCTCTAAACGCAAAGTATCAATCGCAACCTCGTTCTTAGGCAACTGAACAACACTGATTTTTAGATCACGGTCAAGAACACTGAACCAAACAGGGCAATCTAAAACTGCTTGCTGCGCCCAACCCTGCCACAACCACTCAATCGGCAAATCGTTCTCGTCATAAATTGAATAGCGTGTAGTTGTTTTTGCTTCAACAACTATCTCAGGTTGAATCGTGTTATCTACACCATCAAGCGAAACAGACAATCTGCCATCACGATAAATAGTGTTAGGTGTAAAAATCCCAAGCCCTAATTCGTGTGATGCTGCTTCGAGCAACGGTTTCTCTAACAGGTTGCCCCGTCTAAAGATCGCCGTTTCTGTTTGCTCTTGAGGCTCGTTCAATTTGTCTGCAAACAGTTCAGCCCTCGACTTGTATGGTGATGCGTTCATCAACGCAGGGATATCACTTGCCCCAAACACGCAACGCCCTTGATCGTCACGCCATCTAGTCAGTAGCCATTCTTTGCTTCCGTGTTTCGGTTTCGGTATTCGTTCCATCTCTGTCCTTCTTTCTTTCTATTTGTTTATGTTGATCTGATTATTACCTAAAGGTGTCACAGGGTTGTTTGTGAATCGTTAAAGCCCTCAAGCATCGTGATATCGCTTAATTTAATATCGGTCTCATCTAACCGATCTTTTACTTCGTTCCAATGTTCAATCGTCAAAGCGGTTTCGGTCAAAGCGATAATCTGCCCGTCATACTGTGCGCCGTTCTTAGTCGTGACTAAAAAGAAATCACCCACTTCGATTTGCATTTCTTTTTTTTGTTTTATGGGTGGCGGTGTAATCTTTGCTTTTTTGCCACTTAAGTCAATTCTCATTCCATTCCATTTGCTTGTCATTTCTAGTTCCCTTTCTCTTGAACTTTCTTTAATGATTTTAGTTGGTTGCGAAGGTTGTTAAAGTTTTTGCGATCATCGCCCGAATCCTCAGGTGAATTGTTATATACATACCATTCGCATTCGTCAATCAAATGTTTTAGTTCGTGTTCTGCAACTTCGACTGTGATACCTGTTTTAGTTGGTAAGCCTTTTAGCAGCACGGCTGTCAAAACTTCTGACCGTTCGTCTTGGCGACCACCACTACGAATCTTGACTTCCTCAAGAAATGTTTTGCCTAATCTGATTTTCATAAGTCCTCCTCTTGAACTAATCGGTTGTTTGCCCGATAAGTCAATTCTATCAGATTGTCAAACCAGCAAAAAACCAAAACACTCAAAACTAACTTGTAAAACCCTATAAAAATAAGGTTTAAAAAGATTTCTAAAGATTTTTTTGCGTCAAAACACGGGGAACAGAACCAGCCCCGAAAGGCTGGTCTGCTCAACCCGTATGCGCAGGCGGAGAAGGAGAACGCCTCGCACAACTTTTTATGGTAGCAAATCAGAAAACAAAGTTTTCATCTCTCGAACCATACCAACAGGGATAGCCAAGATGTGATCGCCCTCGTCACCAAGAACCGATTGCGCCAACACGATATGCCCCGTGATCGAATTAGGCACAAGCCAGCCGACAGACTCAACTATCGCAGGCTCATCAACAATGTCGTCAAGCGCAACCCAAGAAGGTGCAACAGCGTGAGCATCGTGCCACTTTACATACACAACCGAAGCCATCACCAGCCTTCTTTCTTGCGATCTAAACAAAACACAGGTGCTTGAATCGTAATGTTTCTTTCAGGTGTAACAATCGCTAACGCTTGTTGAGGTGGCTCGTGAGAAAAACCCATCAAGAGGGAGTATTCATCGGCTCCTTTCAAACTGCCATTAACTATCATTGAGGGCGTAGAAATGTATTGATGCCAGTGACCTAGCCAAAGTGTTTGAAACGATTTACCTGTAGCCAAATATCGTGCCTGTTTCCTTGCTCGCATACGCATAATCGGTGGGTAGATACCACCGATACCGCCACCACCTGAAACTTGATCGCCGTGAGTAACCAAATGCCCGTGATCATAAATCTTGATCAACGCATCAGCCGACTCAGGAATATCAAACGACACCCGTTTATCTGATCTGAAATGTCGTTCAACCATTTTCGCTAACAAATAATCAAAGTTTGTTTTTACTCGTTGCTTCATACGAGGTTTGCGTGTTGTGCGCCCGTGATTACCGACAACGCTAACCACATAACATTTCTTAAACTCGTCAGTCAATAGTTGTATCGCAGCAGCAACCTGTTCACTCCAAAATAACAATGACCCGATCATCGTGTCCTCATTCGTCAAAGCGAGTTCCTCGTGAATATCACCAGTGAAAATGTCGCCACCAAGAATCACAACTACACCGTCATAGGTGACACCTGACAGATAGTGGCGTGAAAGTTTTACAACATTCTGCGCCCACTTTTCTAATCGCATCACAGCGATTTCACGGTTGTAACAATTCAAACCTTCCATCTCTTGTAAGTTCACTACTTCGTCAAAGTGTGTGTCGCTTAACATCACAACCAGTGTTGCTGCCGACCGTTTAGGTTTCGCTGGCGCAAGCCAAGACGGAGGCGAAATACTTACCCCTTCGGCGTGCTCAACAATAGATAAACATTTTTCAACCTGCTCAAGTTGTTCGATCAAGCGTGCATTCTGATTAGCGAAACTGTCCCGTTGCCTACGCAACCGAACCAAATCGGTTTCAACAACAGCCTCGTTACTGATCTCATCTTTAAGGCTCATTCGACAGCCCTCTGTAGCGTTGAACTGCCGAGCGTTGAATATCGAAACCTTTACCTCGTAACACCCGTGTGATAACGGTGACGCTAATAGTGTGATCGTTTATCGCTTCTAAAAGATCGGCTCTGTCCTCAGTATTCAACTTTTCTAAAATCAAATCTATTTTAGATTTAACACCACCTGTATTTTTTGGTGTTGTTTTAATTTCGTCTAACAGTTTTCCCATTTGTTAATCCTTCTGCGTGATCGTCTAAATGTTTATCTAACTTGTCATCTACCTTGTTCACCGTCTTAAAAATCATTCGCAACTGCTGTTGAACAATGGCGTGATCTTGACGGTTTTCTATCGCTGCTTCTCTTGCTTCCTTCTTAAACAACTGCATCAACCCAACAATGACGACCCCGATAGTGCTTATCAGGGCAACAATAATGGTAGCCAAAGCATCAGACATTATGCGACAGGCTTCACGGCTTGGGCGAACGCTTGGCGCATCGCCTCAGGGTTATCTGCTAGGGCTGGTGAAATCTCGAAGTGAACCCAATCACCCATAGGTGCGCCGTGAATCTCACTCTTGGTATAAACATTCCACGAGGCACGATCACATCGCCAACCTCTGCCGTGCGGAATCGGGTAATAGTCCAAGATTGCTTCGAGTCCGAAAGCGTCAGCGTTCTTGACAACGAAATCTATTGCTTCCATCGCCTGCTTCCTGCCACCTTCAGGGATACCACGCTTTTCTTTCGCCATATATCTAAACGACAAATCAACTGCTCTACCTGTGGCGTGAACCGATAGCGAATCTTTTTTGCCTCGCATAGAACGATTCACATATGACCCGTTATCCCAAAGCGCAGGATAAAGTTTTGTTAATTGGTTAATGAAAACTCTTAGACCTTTTCGTTCGCCTTCAGCGAGACCGTCTTTGTTTCCCGTGTATGGGCGTTTCATTTCGCTGATCGTTTCTTAGCGACAGGTTTGCCGTTGCCTCCGAAAGCGTCAGAGATTTCTTGTGCTGTCAAACTGCCATCGACAGATGCTTTTGCAAGGCGTTCCGCAACTTGAGCAACAGCCGTAAAGCCTGCAAGTGCTGCTGCTTTCCATACGGGAATACCGCCAACGATTGCCGAACCAGTAACTATCGCTAATGCGTTCGCCATAAAAAGTGAGAGAAGTCTTTGTGCGATGTCTTGTGCTTTTTTCATATTTCATTCCTTTGAGCCGAGTGTTAGCACCGAGTGTATAACAATGCCGATGCCTGTGAGCAGTAGTGCCTGACGAAATGTTGTGCCCGAAAGGGTAATCAGAACTAGCCCTGTGCCAACCCAAGTCCAAGTGTTATCCACAAAATAGTTTTTAATCTTTTTCATTGTTTAATCCTTGTGGTCGGCATTGGAAGCATAGTCAAAAGACCGCCGACAGCGACAAGGGTTCTGCGCTGCGAAACAGGGATACTAGAACCAGTCGGTATATATGATTCGAATTGTGAACCAAAAATGTCTATGACTTTCTCGAAAGCCTTTTTCACTTTCGTTGGTGCTTCGCTCAACACTTCACTCATCTGCTCAGCCTGCGCCTCTGTTAATTCCTCGGGCACAATCGTTTCAAAGATCGCCTCTGCCTGTTTTTCTGTTATCGCTTCAAGCACTACAGGCGACACCACAAGTTCAACCGCTTGTGCTTGCGTGATATTCGTTGCCAAAACTGCCTGTATTATCGCTACCACTTTCGCTGGCTCAGCCTCAGCGATGTCGTCAAGTATCTGATCGAATACCTTTTCGCTAATCTGCCCTGTTTCCGTCACTTCTATAGAAATAACAGGCTCTAGAATCGCATTAGAGCGTTTCAAATCGTCATCTTGAGGTAAGGGTAGGGTCGTTTCTGTTTCATTCAATACGGTTGATTCTGATGCGTCTCGTGAAGCATCGCTGGTTGTTGGTGCTAGATCGGTTGTTATTAAGGCAGTTTCGATAGTTGTTGAGGTATCCTGAACCGATGTTTCTACTTGTATCGGTTCTGTTGTGGTGGCTGGCAGGGTGGTCGTGGTGGTCGTGGTTTCTTGTATGGTTTCTGTTGTCGTGGGTTCGGGTTCAGACACAGGTGCAGGCACGGTTGCAGGTGCGGAAGTATTTGGAACAGCAACGGGCTGATCGGTTGTAGAGGTTGTTTGTGTTGGCGGTGAAGGTAACACAGTTGTTGTCGTTGTTGTGGCAGGGATTGTGGTGGTGGTTGTCGTTGATGTGGTTGTGGTTGTGGTTGATGTGGTTGTGCTTGTCTGAACTGGCTCTGTGGTTGTGGTCGTTGTTGTGGGAAGGGTTGTTGTAGATGAAGTCGTTGAAGAAGTCGTTGAAGTTGTGGTGGTGGTTTCTGGCAGGGTCGTGGTGCTTGATGTCGTGGTTGTCGATGTTGTTGTGGTGCTTGTGGTTGTTGTGGTGGATACTGCTGTAGTGGTGAAAGCCGAATCTGGAACTATCTGCCAGCCTGTGTTGTTGATGTTCCAAGCCAACATGTAGCAGGTGTAACCGCCAGCCTCAAAAAACCAGCCGTCAAGCGGATAGATGCCTGCCTCAAAAATGTTTGAAGTTTGCGCCGACCACGAGCAACCTTTGAGGTTCCAAGTGCCAAACTCTGTTAAACCGATTTTGACCGTGCCACCGTCATCGGCTGCGACCATAAACTTTATTGTGTTGTTCGCAGGGATTTCGATGAAGCCTGTGTAGTGAACCATAAAATTATCGTTCGGGCAGTTACCGAACGGTTCACCGTTAAAGTTTCGGTTGATGTTGTTTTCTGTTTCGCTATGGCAGACAGGGTAAATGTCATCTGACCGTGTTGGTGGTATAGCGGAAACGCTATAGCCGACAGCGTTTAATCCTGCTATCGGTTCTGCTTGTGCTGTTGTTGAAAAGAAACTTAATGCGATCGCTGGTAACGGTATCAGCCAGCGTGTTAGACGAGTTCTATCCATTGTCGGTTCGGTTCAAACCAAACATAGCGTTTGCCATCTGTCGGCATTGGTGTTGGCGGTTGCCAGTCAAAGTTTTCGTCAAGTGTCCACGAGCCGTATGGTTGTGGGCATATGAACACATCGTTCACCGCATCATAGGTGTAGCCGATACCTGCATATTGTTTTCTGATGCGATGGTTGTAACTTGTGCGCACACAGGTTTGGTTACGAAAATTGCCATACCAAACTTCGGGTGTCAGACCTTCTATGAGTTCGGTTTCGTCTATGCCGACTATTACTTCGGTGACTCGGTTGTTGCTGTCTAGAAATGCGTAATGTGCCATATGTTTAT